AAGATAATTGAAACTGAGGTTACTACTGGTGCAACTGCTGGTGCTGCTACAAGTATCGGTAGTGCGACTTGTGTGAGGCTTCACAATAATACTGGTGGAATCATAACTGTTGGAGTTTCAACCATTGTTGGTGCTGCAACTACTAATTATTTTAGTATGCCAGCTAACTCTGTTGAATTTCTAGAAAAACTTCCAACTGATGTTATTTGGTCATCTTCAGCAATCAAAGCAAACAAAGTAGGATTTACAAACTAAAGCCATGAAACTCATCAGAGAAGAAATCGAACAGGTCGAATTTATCGTTGAAAACAAGAACGGTAAAAAGTCACTCTTCATCGAAGGTGTTTTTCTTCAGGGAAACATTAAGAACCGTAATGGTCGTATGTATCCTATGGAAACTCTTCGTAGAGAAGTGTCTCGTTACAATGAGAACCATGTTGCTCAAGGTAGAGCACTTGGTGAACTCGGACACCCAGATGGTCCTACTGTAAATCTGGATAGAGTTTCTCATAAGATTGTTTCTCTGAGAGAGAGTGGTTCAAACTTTATTGGAAAAGCAAAGATTCTTTCTACTCCAATGGGGAAGATTGCAGAATCTTTGATTTCTGAAGGTGTAAAGTTGGGTGTTTCTTCTCGTGGTATTGGTTCTCTCCGTATGACAAGAGAGGGAATCAATGTAGTTGGTGAAGATTTCATGTTAGCTACGGCAGCTGACATTGTTGCAGATCCTTCAGCACCTGATGCTTTTGTTTCCGGAATCATGGAAGGAAAAGAGTGGGTATGGGATGGTGGCATTCTTCGTGAAAAATACGCAGAAAAAACCTACAAGACAATCAATACTCTTGTAGATCAAAAAAGATTAGAAGAGAATAAGTTGAACTTATTCAATGATTTTCTTACAAATCTTTAATTTATAAATAAATATAGTTTAAAACTAAGGTTAAACGGAGAGTTCAAATGTCTCGTGGAGATTTACAAGAAATGGAAGTAGGCACTAAGCAATCCAAAACCGCCGTTAATGCTGGAGCAAAGGCAGCGGAATCAATGGATACTTCAATTGCCGGTTCTTATGAGGATCTGGGCGGACCTACCCCAGAGAATTATAGATCTGATGACGATTCAGCTAAGCTGAAGACCCCTGGAAAGACACTTTCTCAAGTTAAGAATGTTGTCAATAAGGGAGCAAAAGCGGCAGATGCCATGGCAGCTGTTAAAGAGGAAGAAGAGCTTGATGATGAGGATCTGATTGAAGAAGAGCAAGAGGAAGTTGTAGAAGAAGAAACAACTGAAGAGTATGATATTGAAGAAGATGTGAATGCTCTTCTCGGTGGTGAAGAACTCTCCGAGGAATTTAAAGAGAAAGCAAGAGTAGTTTTCGAATCAGCACTCATGGCGAAAGTCAATGAGATCAAAGAAGCTCTTGAAGTTGAGTATCAAGAGAAAATTGCTGAGGAAGTAGAAGAGATTAAGGAAGCTCTCGAAGAGAGAGTTGATTCTTATCTTGAGTATGTTGCTGATGAGTGGTTCACTGAGAACCAACTCGCAGTTGAATACGGTCTTAAGACCGAAATGACCGAATCCTTCCTGGAAGGAATGAAGGGTCTTTTTGAAGCACATTATGTATCAATCCCTGAAGATAAATATGATGTTCTTGAGAGCATGGTAGAAAAACTTGATGACATGGAGACAAAACTCAACGAGCAGATTGAGAAGAATATCCAACTGAACCAAAGACTCGCAGAGTCGGTTGCTGATGGAATCTTCGATGAGATTTCTGAGGGCCTCGCTGCTACTCAGAAAGAGAAGCTCGCTTCACTTGCCGAAAGTGTTGAGTTTGAAAGTGAAGAAGAATATCGTGAAAAACTGGAGATGCTGAAGGAATCATATTTCCCAGCAAACAAAGCTCCTAAAGCACACACTGAAACCCTTTCTGAGGGAGTAGATCATTCTACCGAAACTATTTCGGGACCAATGGCTAACTACCTGAGAACTCTTCAGGCTGTTGCTAAAAACTGAATTTAACATTAATCAAACACAAACATTCACAAAGGTAAACGCAAATGTTCCATTCCGAGCATCTGCAGGAAAAGTGGGCACCTCTCCTCAACTATGAGGGTCTTGATCCAATCAAAGATTCCCATCGTAGAGCGGTAACCGCAGTCCTGCTGGAAAACCAAGAAAAGTTTTTAAGAGAAGAGTCCGCATTTAGCAGCGGATTCAACCTGATGGAGTCCCCAACCAACTCAGCTGGCACTGGTGGATTCACCGGTGGTGCCGCTGCAGGTGGTCCTACCGCAGGTTTCGATCCAGTTCTGATCTCACTGATCAGACGTTCAATGCCTAACCTGGTTGCATATGACCTGGCTGGCGTTCAACCAATGAGTGGTCCTACTGGACTCATCTTCGCAATGCGTTCCCGCTACAACACCCAGAGCGGAACTGAAGCATTCTACAACGAAGTTGATACCGCATTCTCTGGTCAGGATGACGGTTTCAACCTCACCGGTGGATTCTCTGATGTTGTTGCTGGTCTTGGTACTACTGCACAGTCAGGAACCAACCCAGCAATCCTGAACCCAGTTGGAACCGCTACCTCAACCGCATATGATGTCGGTCAGGGTATGGTAACTGGTGACGCTGAGAACCTCGGCGGAGCTGCTGGTGATCAGTTCAACCAGATGGCTTTCTCAATCGAGAAGGTTACTGTTACCGCTAAGTCAAGAGCACTGAAGGCTGAGTACAGCCTCGAACTGGCTCAAGACCTGAAGGCAATCCACGGTCTGAACGCTGAAGCTGAACTCGCTAACATTCTGTCAAGCGAGATTCTGGCTGAGATCAACCGTGAGGTTATCAGAACCATCTACAAGATCGCTGAGCAAGGTGCTGTTGAGAACGTTGCTACCCAGGGTGTATTTGACCTGGATATCGACTCCAACGGTCGTTGGTCAGTTGAGAAGTTCAAGGGTCTTCTGTTCCAAATCGAAAGAGATGCTAACAGAATCGCTCAGAGAACTCGTCGTGGAAAGGGTAACATCATCATGTGTTCAGCTGACGTAGCTTCAGCTCTGACCATGGCTGGTGTTCTCGATTACACCCCAGCTCTGAACGCTAACCTGAACGTTGATGACACCGGCAACACCTTTGCTGGAACCATCAATGGTAAGTATCGTGTTTATATCGATCCTTATTCAGCTAACCTGGCTGCCGACAACGGTGGTCTGGCACAAGGATCCAACCAATACTACGTTGTTGGTTATAAGGGTTCTTCAGCTTATGACGCTGGACTCTTCTATTGTCCTTATGTTCCCCTCCAGATGGTTCGTGCCGTTGGAGAGGACACCTTCCAGCCCAAGATTGGCTTCAAGACCCGTTATGGTATTGTCGCCAACCCATTCGCGGAAGGAACCGATCAGGGTCTCGGTCGTCTTCGTGTCAACAGCAACCGCTACTACAGAAGAGTTGCTATCAAGAACCTCATGTGATCCATTTCACACAGGTTTCTCTGGGGTCCGAAAGGACCCCTTTTTTTATCTAAATAATTAGAAAAAATGGCGATATCTAACGCATATAAGAATCAGATACAGAATAGAAACTTTCTATCTCCTGTAGGATTTAAGTTTGTTGTAAATAGAGCTCGTAAGGTTTCCTTCTTTGGAAACTCTATGAATATTCCTGGTTTGACACTTGGTGTTGCAAATCAACCAACATACCTGAAGGATATTCCTCTACCTGGAGATAAAATTGAATTTTCTGATTTAAAATTAAGATTTCTTGTTGATGAAAATCTTGAGAATTACATGGAAATTCAAAGATGGATTCGTGGACTTGGATTTCCAGAGAGTTTGGATGAGATTTATAATTTTCAAAAAGATAATCCTGCAATGGATGCACAGTTCAAAGATCAAATGAACTTGTATTCAGATGCTACTCTTTTTATTCTTACAAGTAGTAATACGGCAAACTTTCAAGTAAAGTTTAGAAATATTTTCCCATATACTTTGACAGATCTTCAGTTTGACGCTACCGATAGTGATATTGATTATTTGACTGCAGAGGTAGGTTTCAAGTATACTATCTATGATATAGTAGACAATAGCGGAAACCCATTACACTATGACACTTGATTTGGATACAATCCAAAAAATGTGGGAACAAGATTCTAAGATTGATGTAGACAATCTTCATACTGAATCATTAAATATCCCCAGTTTACACGCAAAGTATTTTGAGATCTACAATAATATTATTCTTCTCAAAAAGAAAGCGGAACAACAAAAGAAAAATATCAGACACGAACGTTACGAGTATTTTAGTGGAAAAGCGGATCCTGATGTTTACATCGAAAATCCATTCCCTAAGAAAATCCGTGATAAAGATACTCTTCAAAAATACTTAGATGCTGATGAGAAATTATCTTCAGTTTCTCTGAAAGTGGAATACTATGACACAATGTTAAATTACTTGGAGAGCATTCTTAAAGTTATTCAAAATAGAACTTATCAAATTAAAAACGCTATCGAATTCATTAGATTTACTGCTGGATTAGGGTAAATAAATATCCATAGATGAATGGATATATGTGATTGATACAACAGCAAATCTTGTTATTTCAAAATCCAACGAAGTATTTCTTAAAGTCAATACAGAACCTCACATAGAATACGAACTTAGAGATCACTTTAAGTTCGAGGTTCCTAATGCAAAATTTATGCCTCAGTACAGAGGAAGGAACTGGAACGGGGAAATTCATTTGTATGATATGAGATCCAAACAGATTTATGTTGGGCTCTTAGATAAGTTAGTATCCTTCTGTAAGCAATATGGATACACTTATAAGTTTGATGATAATAAATTCTATGGGTTACCCTTTGAGATTAATGAAGAGATCTCATATGAGGGTGTGAAAGATTATATGAAATCTATTTGTTCTCATTCTCCACGGGAGTATCAAGTAGAGGGAGTATATGATGCTCTAAGGCATAATAGAAAGCTATTGATAAGCCCCACTGCATCTGGCAAATCACTGATGATTTATTCCCTCGTAAGATATTACGTGGATAAAGGGCAAAAAATTCTTTTAATTGTACCAACGACATCTCTTGTAGAACAGATGTACAAGGACTTTCAGGATTATGGTTGGAATGCTGATTCATATTGTCACAGAATTTATTCGGGTAGAGAAAAGACAAATGAACATGCAGTTACAATTACAACCTGGCAATCTGTCTATAAGTTAGATCGTTCTTTCTTTGAAGACTATGGAGTTATTATAGGTGATGAGGCTCATTTGTTCAAGAGTAAATCTTTGGTACAAATCATGACTAAACTTCATCATGCTAAGTATCGTTTTGGATTCACTGGAACTTTAGACGGAACTCAAACTCACAAATGGGTTCTTGAGGGATTGTTTGGCCCATCATATAAAGTAACCAAAACTTCAGAACTGATGAAACAAGGTCACCTTTCTCAGTTGGATATTCAGTGTCTTGTTCTAAAACACCCACCTCAGAAGTTTGAAACTTATGAAGATGAGATACAGTATTTAATCTCTCACGAACAAAGAAATAAATTTATTACAAACCTTTCTCTTGATTTGAAAGGAAACACTCTTGTTCTGTTTTCACGAGTAGAAACACACGGAGCAATTCTCTATGAGATGATAAATAAAAATAACCGTGAAAATCGTAAAGTATTTTTTGTTCATGGTGGGGTGGATGCTGAAGAACGAGAACTTGTAAGAGAAATTACTGAAAGAGAAAACAACGCAATTATCGTTGCTTCTTATGGAACTTTCTCTACGGGAATTAATATTAAAAGTCTCCATAACGTTATCTTTTCTTCACCCAGTAAATCAAGAGTTAGGAATCTTCAATCAATCGGAAGAGTTCTTAGAAAAGGAAAAAATAAAACTAAAGCAGTTCTCTACGACATCTCTGATGATTGTACAATCCAATCAAGAAAGAACTATACTTTAAATCACTTCATAGAAAGAATTAAAATTTATAATGAAGAACAATTCAATTATGAGATAATCACTATTCAATTAAAGAGT